CACCGGAGTTATCTGTCATGTTGTCTTTCGGATATGACAGCGTGCCGTTGCTGACTTCCAGAACCCGCAGACAGTCTGTTGGCAGCGGGTATTGATGCAGATAGCCGAAGGCTGGCGCCACACTGTTGCGGGCTAGGTTCGCGCGCCGGATCAAGCTGTTCCAATTATGGCTTCTGAACACGGCATCTCGCACATCGCTATATCGCTGGTTGATCAGCCGGCCAGCCTTTGAATCTTCTGTAAGGCTGGTGATGTTCGACGCGCCAAGCGTGTTAAGCGCAGAATTGGAAATGTCCACGGCTGATGGCATAGCGATACCTCAATTTGATGGTGGATTGGACCGGACGCTACTGGAGCGTAAGGTTTAGGGAGCGACCCGCGCCCGGCCCAAACTGGTTTAGTCGATCACATAAGTCATTGTGAGTTCGATCAAGCCGGTGCCATTGGCGCCAGCAAGGCTCACAGTGATCGGAATGCCTGTCGCATCGGCATCAACCACAGAGTTCAAGCCAAGCGCAGCAGTCAAGCATGCACCGACAGTTGTGATCGATGTTGAGGCAGCAGCCGCTTTGTACTCATCTACATCAGCAGCCACAGATGTGCCGGCAGCATTATTGTAGATGGCATGGCCAACTGACAGGGTTGTCGATGAACCAAGTGCCGCATGGACAAGCTGACCGCTAAGAATGCGCGCCCCATTTGGCAGATTGAACATATGGATGTCAGACTGCTCAGCAGATGCTGTGTAGCTGCCATAGGCGATGCGAACACGCCCGCCCTGCTCAATAGGCTTGATCATCTCTGTAGGATTGTTTTGATCCCACTTAGTCTTCTGGTCAGAATAAACTGTACCCATTTTAGTCTCCTATAACTAACTGTCTAAAAACAGTTTACTCGTTGCACAGAACCTGAACCACTTTGGCTTCTTCCATGCGCGTGGCGCCGAAAGATGCACAATAGTAGACTTGGGTTGCGTAGCTCTTATCAGCCCGCTGCGTGATCTGAGCCGATGGCTCTTTACCGACTGCCAGCTTCATCCCATCTTCGGCCCATGCATAGCACTGCCGAGATGTTCCATCGTCCTTTAACCTATTGGAAACAATGAATTTAAAGCCGACGAAGCTGTCCACGGTTCCGGTTGCCAACGCCTTGACGGTGTTGAAGTCGGAACTGGTGACAGATGTCGTGTTGAGCAAGTCTTCGATCTGCTCTGGCGACACGACGATGTAACGGTTGATCGACGGGTCAACGCTGTTCTGATCCAAGATTTTCTTGGCTGAGATCAGCTTGGCGACGGTCAGACCAGCAGAGCCGTGTGCAACAATGTTGCCCGCCGGAAATGCTGTCGATGTCGAACCAGACTTGCCTGTTGACGCAGATGCATTGAATGCTGTGATAATCACATCATCCATCGCTCTCCCGATTCCTGCGGCCGCTGCTTTTGCATAAACCGAAGTTGGGTCGCTGAGCATTCTGATTTTATCTTGATCATCAATTAAGTCAGCATATTCAAAGTCTTGCAGGGTTACCATACGCCTGGAATGTGGTGTTTCCATCATTGGTGTATCGGCATGGCGAGTTGTGCGAACAGCGGCGGCTGCTGAGCCGACCTGATCGAAAAACGCTTTTTCACCTGTTACTGTTTCGGTGTCTACGGTGCTACGCAGGAGACTTCCCATCTGCTGCGAAAGCATGGTCACATTTGCGCTGAACTGGTTCACAAATGCGGTGTTGATTTGAGTTGACATAAGTCACCCTCCACATGAGTTGGATTTTAAGAAAAGTGTGTTCCAGTTGTCCCGCGATGCGAGGCTGGCGGTAGGCGACGGGGGCCGGGTGGCTTATCCCTCTTGTGGCTCTGGGAATTGATATTCCCGCAGCCGCAATACATCTTGCACCGTCGTTTCATGTGCTGGGTGGTTCTTGTCCCAGTACGGTGAATTCGGCGCTGTTAGCTCTGCTATTTCCCGTGCGGCCTGATCTGGCGTTTTGACCAGTTCGGTTGTCGCACCTTCTAGCGTGTCTTCGCCAAGCTGGTCAGCCAGCCCGGCAAACAGTCTGATGATGAAAGGGTGATCGCCTAAAGGCAGACCATTATCCAATCTGATGTCATCAAAAATCTGCGGATCGATGCCCATAGCTCTGCCAGCGGCAGCAGCCCGGTCATGCTTTTGTTCGTAAGCTGCGCCAAACTCTGCGCGCAGCTCTGCGTCATATTCCTCAGAGATACGGGCCATATCGGCATCCGCAGCCTCTGAGCTGCCTTGTGCTTCCCTTTCCAAGAAACTAGCCATCGATTGCGCTTGCTGGCCTGTCAGGCCAACCGCATAGGCTTGTTCCTTAAAAGATTGCAACTCCTGTTCGGCAAAGCCTTCGCCGGCTATCTGATAGCCGTCAGCGTTGTCAGGCGCTCCAAGCTTTGACCATACCGGCCGCCAATCGTCTTCAGTGGCTGCCTTGCCCGGCAATGCAATCTTTTCTGCACCGATCATCCGCTGGGCATGTACATAGGATTTTGCCAGCCCGGCAGCATCAGTGAAATTCCGCAATGAAGGATCGCCACGCAAATCTTCTGGCAAACTGTCCAGAAATCCTGCCGGCGCTGTTTCTTGAGATTCACTGTTTTCAACCGGAGTTGTCTCAATAGCTTCATTCATTTGTTGTTAGTCCCCTGTTGGTGTCGCCTTTCTTTCTTCCACCATGTGCATGATGGTCAGCACCACTTCGCGTTGGCCCTCTAGAAAGGCTGAATAATGCGGATCGCCGCGCTCAAATGTTGTGGCGTTGATGTGATACCGTCGCTGCAAGTCTTGCAGTATTTGCTGGCCTTCAACGCTGTTGAAAACCTGACGGTATGTTGTCTGCAATGCGTCTAGCTGTTCAGCGCTCATAGCTGTGGCACCTGTCCGGTTGCCTTAATGAACGGCGCGATCTGGCCGGCTTGCTCAGCGTTAGCCGCTTGCTGCGCTGCTTCTGCCTGTGCTTGAGCTGCTTGCTGCTGCTGGCGGCGCACCATCATCACTTCATCTGTCGAGCGGATGACCTTGGCCGGCAGCCCCAGAACATCGACCAGATATTGGATCATCTTGTCACTGTCGAGGTAATCCATGACCGGGGCCATCTCGCCAAACTGTGACAGCACTTCGATGCCGCGCAGTGTTGATTGCAACTCTGCCATCTTCTGCGACTTTGCCAGCGGGCTGACATACTCAATATCGATATCCATGCCTTGCAGCTCTTCCGGCGGCGCCGGGAAAGCGCCTTGGCGCAGCAGTACAGCGAATGCGCGATTGATTAGGGGTTGCAGCAGCTCCGACTGTAGCCGGCCCATAACCGGGCCTAGCAGCCGCATCTTTTCTTCGTTCCGCTGCAACACCTCTGTCGCTGTCATTGATGGGCCTTGGCCCAGCAATAGCTGGTCTACATAGAACGCTTCGCGGATTGCTTGCCGGCGCTGTTCTTCCATGTTGAGGCCAAGCGCATTGTTGGCGCCCATCTGCAATGGCTCTAATCGATCGCGTGTGCCGGTCCTGTAGAAATTCAGCGATCCCGGTGTTGTGCGAACCGGCAATAGAAATCCGTCATCCGGCACCATTAGTGGTGGATCAAGCTGCTTTTGCGCGCTGCGAATCGTAATTTCTGACATCTTGTTCAGCATTTTCGTATCGCTAAGACATGTCATTCCCGGTGATCTGCCATAGACTGACACGCTGTCTTTATTGAAGCGCGGGATCAGGATCGGCATTTCATCGAAGCCGCCTTCGCCAAGAACCATCTTGGTGTCGGCGCAGTAATAGACAGAGCCGATGGGCTTGTTCAGTTTGGCGAACAGATCAGACTTGATGTTGTCCTTTGGGAATATCGCATGGACGATGCTGTGTTCTTTGAACGGCTCTTCAACAAGGCTTTTGGCAATTTTCTGTGGCAGATTTTCTTCACCAAAGCGTGTGGCAACAGCTCTGGCTGTCATCTCAAACTTGCGATAGACGGTGTCTACACGGCCTTGTGCATCTTCAGATATGTAAATCTCAGCGATGTGCCGACAAGAAAACCGCAGACCGTCATCATTGCCGCCCTCGACAAACATGGCCGCCGTGCCAAACACCACCAGATCATAGTACAGCTCGTGGATTTCCTGTTGAAAGTTTGACCGATTGAAGGCCATATACATCTGGGCTGTTGTATCTTCCAGCCATTCATTGGCCGCATCATTGTCTTGCAGCTCCGGGTCACGATAGCGAAGGCTGAACCACGGCGATGATGCGCCTGTTAGCATGCCGTGAAGGCTGGCTGCCAGCAGCTCTACAGCGTGAATGGCGGTGCCGTCATAGATCAGCTCTGTGCGTTTGTCGCCCTGTGATCTTTTCTTTGTGATGTCTGCTTTGCGAGGCAGCATATAATCTGCCAGCTCTTGCCAGTGGCTTTCCCAGTTGCTGCGCTGCGAATGCAGTGTCTTTAGCCGGCGATCCAGCGCGGCAATCTCTTTGCGGATAGGTTCAGCCACTAATACATCCCCCCGCCCATTTTAGACTTTTTGGCTGGCTTGACGCCGGCAATTGTCCGGCCTTGGCTTCTGCCGGCCGACTTTTGCAGCAAGCGCTCCAGCGGGTTCACATTCATGGCGCCGCTGAGGTTCATTGGCTGCGGTGCAGACATGCCCATCTTGCCGGCCAAGTTTTTCTTGCCTTTAAAATTCATTGGATCAGCCCTGCCATTAGTGATCTTCGACGGGTCCGGGCTGGTGTCAGCAATCCACTAGGCCCAGTGGCTATTGTGGATTCGCGGCCCATCTTCGATTTCTTCTTCGCAGCCTTTGATGCATCACCAGTACCCGGCCCTGACGGTGCATCAGGCAAATCCGGCAAATCCGTATTTACATCTGAGCCGTCCGGGTCTGGGTCGGGGTCGGTTATTGGATCAGTACCGCGCCCTGCCAGCCGTCCTGCCGGCTCATCATCGCTTTCTTGCTCAGCAACAAGGTTTGCAAATTCGCCGGTATATCCTGCAATCCTTCTGCCGGTGTAAACCTTGGAGCCTTCAAACGGCCCGTCATGCACAACGCCAACCACATTGCCGTCTTTATCTTTGATTGCCTGACCACCAGCCTCTAGCTGCTTGATGATCTGGTTGCGAGTAGCCTCGCCAACGCCAAGCATTGCAGCCGCCATGACAGACGGCACACCAGACAAGGCGGCCTTCGCTTTTTCTCCGCGAATTCTCACATCATAAACATTATCGCGCCGTGTAACTGTTTCCTGACTAGGCGGCGGTGGCATTTGCGGCGGCGGCGTTTCGTCAGAGTCAATGTTGGCTGCGGCAGCAACACGGCTGCTAAAATCTTCCGGTGCAATGCTGCGCCCGCTGTCACGGCCGCGCTCACCAAAAGACATCCCGTAATAACCTGATGGTCGTCTTGCCATATCCTA